ATTAACGTAGGTAAACTACGTAACTTAGATGAGATGGAAGAACTATGTGACCTTGCAGTACGTGGTTTAGAGGAGTTAATTGACTATCAACAGTACCCTGTTAATGCTGCAAGAATTAGTACATTAGCAAGAAGATCCCTTGGAGTCGGCTACATAGGATTAGCACACTACTTAGCGAAACAAGGAGAACATTACGATGATCCAGGAGCATGGAAACTTGTCCACGACTTGTCTGAAGCTTTCCAGTACTATCTCCTCAAGTCCAGTAACGAAATCGCAAAAGAAAAAGGGAAGTGTGAATATTTTCATCGCACCAAGTATGCAGATGGTATCCTCCCAATCGACACTTACAAAAAAGATGTCGATGAAATCGTCCCAAATGAGTTGAAGTATGATTGGGCATCTCTTAGAGTATCTATCTTGGAACACGGTCTTAGGCACTCAACATTGTCCGCACAAATGCCTTCGGAGAGCAGTTCCGTTGTGTCAAATGCAACCAATGGAATCGAACCTCCTAGAGACTACTTGTCCACTAAAAAATCAAAGAAGGGGCCTCTTAAGCAGATAGTACCTCAGTATGGAAGTCTTAAGAATAACTATACATTACTCTGGGATATGAAGGGAAACACAGGTTATATTAATATTGTTGCTGTTATGCAGAAGTTTTTTGACCAAGCAATTTCTGGAAACTGGAGTTATAATCCACTTCATTACGAGAACTCTGAAGTTCCTGTTAGTGTGATGGCACAGGATCTGTTAACAACCTTTAAGTATGGTTGGAAGACCTCTTATTATCAGAATACATATGATACAAAGAGTGATATAGATGAACCAGCACATCCTATAGGATGGAAGGATAATATAGAAGAAGGACCAGTAATCAACGATTTACTAGACGAAATTTTTGCAACTCAGGAGGAGGCATGTGATAGCTGTGCGATCTGATAACATTAAAGGTATGACTGTCTTCAATACGAAGCAGGTTGATACATCCAAAGGACAGATGTTCTTTGGTCCTCCACTAGGAGTCCAGCGATACGACAAGTTTAAGTATCCTATTTTTGACAAACTAACACAGACACAGTTAGGATTCTTCTGGAGACCAGAAGAAGTTTCATTGCAGAAAGACAGGGCAGATTACCCTACATTAAATGCAGCACAGAAACACATCTTTACCTCTAATCTTAAGTATCAGATTCTTTTAGATTCTGTACAAGGTAGAGCACCTGGCATGGCATTCATGCCTTACTGTTCATTGCCTGAGTTAGAAGGTTGCATGAATATATGGCAGACTATGGAGATGATTCATAGTAGATCATATACTCACATCATCAAGAATGTATATCCAGATGCTTCTGAAGTATTTGATACAATTTTAGATGATGAGAAGATCCTTGCTCGTGCTGAGTCAGTCACTAAAGCATATGATGAGTTCATTAATGCAGCAAATGAATGGGGTCAGAGCAATAATTGGAAGGATGATTGGCGAGATCATATCAATGCACAATGGACTAGGAAAGATTTAAAACGACACTTATACAGGGCAGTTGCTAATGTTTACATCTTGGAAGGCATACGATTTTATGTCTCTTTCGCTTGCTCTTTTGCTTTTGGTGAACTTAAGTTACTTGAAGGGTCTGCAAAGATCATCTCACTCATTGCAAGAGACGAGTCACAACACATGGCAGTCACGAATAATATCTTAAACAAGTGGGTTGAAGGTGATGATCCTGAAATGATTGACATCATTAAGGAAGAGGAAGAGAATGTCTATCAAATGTTTAGAGATTGTGTAGATGAAGAGAAAGAGTGGGCAGAATATCTATTTAAAGATGGTTCTATAATAGGTTTAAATGATAAGTTACTACAGAACTATGTTGAATGGACTGCTAATCGTCGTCTTAAGTCTATAGGATTGAAACCTATATTTGATACACCATTAGCAAACAATCCACTTCCTTGGACTGCACACTGGTTATCTTCTAAAGGTATGCAAGTAGCACCACAAGAGACAGAGGTGGAATCTTACATGGTAGGAAGCATCAAACAAGATGTTAAGAAAGATACATTTGCTGGATTTAAATTATGACATGTGGTTGGAGAGAAGAACTCATTCCTTATACAAATAGTAAAAGGGAACTTGAGTTGTTAGAGAATGGACCTAAGAGTCTTGCACAGTCATGGCATATGAATGCTTTGTATCAGAAGTGGAAAAGGATAAAGGGTATCAAGGATCCTGAACCACCTAACTGTCAATCTTCTTTACAAGAATGGGAAGATAGTATTAAGAAGTACAAGGATTAGGGCATTTAGCCTCTAAATAGATACTCAATGGACTATGATATTAAATCTTGGTACGAACTCTACGAGCAAAACGATAAACTTGAAGGCATGATAATAATCTACCAACAGGAAATAGAGAAACTCGAGCTAGAGAAAGAAGAACTGAAAGAGGAGATTCTCTTTCTGAAACAACAGCTTGAGATTCAATCAACAGAAGAAGATATAAATACAAATTGAGTGATATAAAAATTATGGGATGGAAGCCACCACAAAGACCTCAGTGGTTGAAAGAGATTATGAAAACCCCTGGACATACAAGGGTGCAGCTTTTACTTCTGACGATATTGGCGACAAGTTCGGTTACGTCTACCTTATTGTCAATAAAACAACTGGGAAGAAATACATTGGACGAAAATATTTTACCCAATGTAGAAAGCCTAGAGGTGGGAAACGCCGTGTTTCGTCTGAGAGTGACTGGAAAAAATACTACGGCAGTTCTCCAGAGCTTAAGCAAGACGTTAGAGAATTTGGACGAAACTCTTTCAGTAGGGAAATCTTATCTTTACACACAACCAAAGGCAAAGTAAATTTTGAGGAAACAAGACAATTGTTTCTTAATAATGTACTAACAGAGTCTTTGGAGGATGGTACTCCAGCATTCTATAATAGTAATATCCTCGGACGTTACTATAGGAAAGACTATTTTGAAGGACACTCGACTTAAGGATCATCTGAAATTCCTTAAGCAATTAAAGAAGGATTTGAAACGAAATCCTAAAGGTACTCCAATGAGAAAAAGGGACAAGATCAATGTCGGTCATCGTAAAGTGTAATGTGTGTGAAAAGGTATTGCATGGTCATTCATCCAGAACAAAATGTTGTGGTTGTGAAAATATGACCACTGTTACTGGTGATAATGTATCAGCAGAAGACCTTTCTAAAGTTGAAATGTTAAATAATATTAACAATTATAAAAAAACAAACATATTATCACCAGAGGATCTAAAATACCAAGAGGCTCGCCGTCAACGGAAAGTCCGTAAACTAACCTTCGAGGAACGATGATAAATCTGGATGAGAAATTTCACAACTACCTTGAGAGAGGTGGCAAAACATTCAGGATAGACGGAGTAAATGAACCATTGACAGGGTATGGATACCATTGTGATGGGAATGATATCATTGGATACTGGGTAAATACTACAAATTATAAATTGTTTTATAATCTAAACGAACAGTTCCTTAAAATGGAACCATTGAATACAAATTGACTATATAACTTGTCATTAGAATTACACTATGAAAATCTTTTTAGATACTGCTGAGACAGATATTGTTCGTAAGCATTTTTCTACCAAATTGATTGATGGTTTGACAACCAACCCAACATTGATTAGAAAGAGTGGTAGAAACCATGAAGAAGTGTATCAGGAGTTCAAAGATATTGGATTAACTGATATAAGCATGGAAGTTATTGGCAGCGATGTCAATATGATTTCAGAAGGCAAGAGACTACACAAGAAATTTGGTAAGGTTGCTACTATTAAAGTACCCTGCACACCAGATGGACTCAAGGCATGTGTTGCGCTTTCTGAAGATAATATAAGAGTGAATGTGACTTTAATTTTTAGTCCATCTCAAGCAATACTTGCTGCTAAAGCAGGTGCAAAGTATGTTTCTCCATTCGTAGGAAGAGTAGACGACAATTCATTTGGTGGTCTATGTCTTATTAAGGATATTGCTAATGTATTTGAAAAACAATCTTGGGATTCTACTGAGATTTTAGCTGCATCTATTAGAAACGTAAGGGATGTAGGAAGAGCATTTGAATATGGTGCTCATATATGTACTATACCAACGAAAGTATTTGAAGGTATGTACAAACATATTCTAACTGATAAAGGTTTGGATCAGTTTGATGAAGATTATGCCGCTTCTGTACAAAAGGATCTTTAAAGAAATGCAAAACTTTACGGTATATTCTAAGGAAGGTTGCAACCATTGCAAGCAGATAATAGATGTATTGGATCTTTCAGACTTAAATTACGTTGAGTATAAACTTGACGTACATTTTAATAAGGAGGCATTTTATGGTGAGTTTGGAGACGGTGCTACGTTTCCACAGATTGTATTAAACGGTAAAAAATTAGGTGGAACTATAGATTCCATAAAATATATGCAAAAAGAAAACATTTGTTGTATAGTTCAATGAAAGAAATATCTGAAGCAGAATTGGAGGCTAAATTTGAAGACTATGTAGAACGTTGCGAGGAAGGAGAAGTCTTTATCATTAAATGTTTTGATGGTAGAAAAGTGGCTATGGTTCCAGCAGATGAATATGCTGATGTGTTACCACAAGCACTTGACAAAGACGATGATTCGTGCGATGATGAGTGGAGTTAGCCATCCATAAAAATTAAAACTGATATAAATTATGCTTGAAATTTTGAGTTCGATCCTACAGAAGGAACTTTATATGGGTTACATCTTTGGGATCATGATTCTGGGTGGATTTATCAGACAATATCATGTACTTGATGATGTCTATTCTCTAGCGAAGAGATATGTCAGAGATAATAGAGTGATGATTATCATTACTTCTATCTTTGGTGGAGTTCTTCCTATTCCTGGTCGTGTTGCATT